TCGCGGCAGGTGGCGCACCTGTCTTGTCAACCGCATTTGGTAGCCTTGACTACCTTGGTTTCGAGTACGTCACTGGGTTAAATGATATTGGCGGCGCACGCTGGGTCGTGTCGATGATCAAGAACTTGGGGGCTATTTAATGTGGCGCATCCCAATCTCTCTCTTCGGTGGTGGTGGCGTTGTCAGTCTTAATTTTACTATTGACACTTACATTGGCGACCTGTTCGCGTATCTAGACTCTCCGTCTGACCCGGTTGAAGTAACGATCACGGCAACCAGCGCCGATGTTGCGGCAATTAGCATCACGAATGATTTCGCTGCGGGCAGTACCTTCTCATTTGTTGCTACCAGCAATGGGCGTTTTATCGGTGTCGGTGGTTCTGGTGGAGATGGTGGTGATGACAACGGCGCGACTGGCACAAAGGGTGATTCCGGTGGCTCTGGCGGTCCTGCGATTTCCTCGACCTTCGACATTGACATTGACATTGATGATGGGTTTCTGTTCGGCGGCGGCGGCGGTGCAGGTGGTGGCAGCTTCAATGACCTTGGCGCTACCGGCACTCCGGGTGGAGGTGGTGGCGGCGGTGTCGGTTGGGGCGATGCCGATGGTGGCGCAGCCGGTAGTCCGACAGGCTCTCCGATAGCGGCGGCTGGCGCGGCTGGTAGTCAGGTAACGGCTGGTAGTGGTGGCTTAGGCGGCACCATTGGAACTAATGATGGCGGCGACGGCGGCGGCTGGGGTCTGGCTGGGGTGAACGGTCAGTTTGCCAATCCACAGCAAACGGTTTTTGGCAATAATCAAGGGGCTGGTGGTGCTGGTGGAGATGCTGGACCAGCTTTCTACCCGACCAATGGAGCGGTCGCGACATTCAACGGTTCGAGCAGCGAAGCAACCCTGCGCACTGAGGGTCGAATCAAGGGCGAGACAGACGGCAGAATTATCATTCCTGACCGTACTGTTTGGGGCTTCCACTTAGGTGTTGGACATCCGTCCTATTCCTACGGTTGGGATTTTAACATTACGGCAGATGGCATTCTCACCAAGATACACCCATCTGGCGACACTCATTACACTGATTCGTGGTATGTCGGTAACGACATAACGGCAAGCGAGTACGAGGTCAGGATCGTTGCGGATACTCATGGTGGAACTTGGGACACCAACCCCGGAGCTGCTGGCACTTGGTTTCCATTGAGCGCAGGAAGGCTGTGGTATCTAACCACAGCCGCATCCCCGGCATTCGCTGGCTCCATTTTTGAGATAAGGCGAACAGACGAAACGCTGGCAGCAGCGTCTGGGCATCTTACTGCACAGGTTGAGTACGAACCGTAATGACACAGAAAGCGATCTTTAATCTACCAATTGGTGCTGGTCAGTATACTGAGCAGTCTGAGCGCGGTGCTGTAGGTCGCTGGTACTCGATGGACAAGGTTCGCTTCCGTAAGGGTCTGGCTGAGAAGATAGGTGGCTGGGCGAAGGTTGAGCCGCAATTCGTTGGCATCTGTCGTCGCCTGCTGGACTGGTCCTCGCTGGACGCTAAGCGCTGGACTGCTGTTGCTACTGATACCAAGCTGTATCTATGGCAGGACGGCACCCTCTTCGACATCACTCCACTAAGGCGCGTTATAGAGCCTGTCAACGGTGGTCTCGGTCCTTTCGAGACCTTCACTGGTGAGACACGTGTGCGCGTTACTGATGCGAACCATGGGGTGCAGCTTGGCGACTACATGGAATTCACAAACGCTATCGTCGGTGCAGCCAGCGGTCTTAGCTTCAATGGTGAGTACACGGTTGATACGATTATCGACCCAAGCCACTACGAGATAACGAACGCTGGCACAGCGGCAACTGGTGGTGCAAATGAGGGTGGCACAGCGGTCAGGGCTGAGTACCAGATCAGCATAGGTGCAGAGACGGCTATCACAGCTACAGGCTACGGCACAGGTCCGTACGGGCGCGAGGGTTACGGTAACGCTCGGACAGGCTCAACGCTCGTCCTGCCGATTCGTACGTGGTCTCTGGACACGTGGGGCGAGGACTTGCTGTGTAATCCTCGTGGTGGTCAGATGTACTGGTGGGATCGCTCCAAAGGTACTGGCACACGAGCAACCCCGTTCGGTGGTGATGCCCCACCCAAGAACGAGGCAATGATCGTCTCGCAGCGTGATCGGCATGTGATCGCTCTGGGTGCATACGACTTTTTCAACGAGAAGTTCGACCCACTGCTGATCAGGTGGTGTTCGACCGAAGACCTGAATGATTGGGTGCCTACCAGCACCAATACGTCAGGAGACCTCAGACTATACTCAGGCTCCAAAATCGTCACAGGCGTACGCTCACGGCTTGAGACGGTCGTTTTCACGGATGTCAGCGTTCACACAATGCCGTTTTTCGGTGGTTTCGACGTTTTCGGCCTGAATACGGTCGGTGAGAATGTCTCCATACTGGGTCCGAACGCAGCGGTGCCGATTGATGCTCGCGTGATTTTCATGGCTGAGTCCGACTTCTACCTGTATGACGGCATCGTCAAGGTGCTGCCATGCGACGTGCGTAACTGGGTGTACGACAACATCAACGTCGATCAGCGTGACAAGGTGTACGGTGGTCTGAATCGTGAGTTCAACGAGGTCTGGTTCTTCTATCCGTCATTCGATCCACTTGCTTATGTGCAGCAGCCGTTCGATCTGCGACTGCCGGTGGGTTACTCGCTGGCAGTGGCCTCTGGTGAGGGCATCATCGGCTATGAGTACGAGTTCAACTCATCTGGTTTCACGACGCTGACAAACTCAGCAGATAATGGTTACGAGTACGACTATATCCTGACCAATGACGAGCCGATCCTGACTCCGACAGAGTGTGAGTGGGCTGTCGAGTTAGCATTTGAGGCAGGACAGGCTGCTTCTCGGTGGTCTGGCATGGTGTTCCTACGCACCGAGATCACTGGCACGCAGAACACCACCGCTGACGATGCTCAGGGCATCTATATTGAGGCTGACATTTTCACTGACACAATTCGCGTCAGGAAGAAGAATGCAAGCGGTGTGAAGAGCGTCTTGGATAATGATCCGGGTACGTACACATTCACTGCGGTATCTGGATCGGCTGCGGTAGCGGAAACGAAATACAATTTAACGGCGCAGTTTGACACACCAACACTCACCTTGTGGCTCGATAGTGTTCAGGTATGGCAGATTGACCTATCTGCTGCTGAGCTGCTGCTATACACAGGTGGCTCTGCTGGACTTCACATGGAGCCAGCAGTGACAGCTGAAAACTCAATCCGCTTCTATAACTTCGCGGCTGGTCCGGTTGGCGTACTGACCGCACAGGACTTTGACATCAGCCCGATTGAAGTGAATCGCTACGTGATGTTCAACTACGAAGAAGGTACATGGGCGACCGGCATGTTGGGTCGTACAGCGTGGGCTGATCGCTCACCACAGTTCGAGAAAGCCTATGCAGCTCGTGCTGACGGTTACCTGTATGAGCATGAGACTGGCACCGATGCCGATGGTGTAGCGATGGAGACCTATATCGAGTCATTCGATATGGAGATACCGAACGCTGGTGAAGAGTTGATGCACGTAGACCAGCTTATCCCTGACTTCCTGACACTAGAAGGTGACGTTGCAGTGAGCCTGACGGGGCGAAAATATCCATCTGCTGACCGGATAACGAAAGGACCGTACACAGTTGATTCTGAAACAAGGAAAGTGTCAACCAGAATGCGGGCGCGACAGGTTGCGATTAAGATTTCGTCCAGTGATACCGGTGACAAGTGGCGTATGGGCAACTGGAGGGGAAGAGCGGGACCACACGGTAAGCGCGGATGACAAGGCAACGAGTTGCATTTCCGTCGTTTCGCGTCGAGGAACCGATCAAGCCGTACGATATGCGGCAGCTTGTGGCTGCGCTCGAATATCGTTTCCAGTCTCTGGACGAACAAGAATCCACCATCCCTGACACGTCGTTCGATGACAATCTCGACAACATCTATGCGCCGATAATTCACAATCACTTTGTCGAAGAGATTGTTGACTTCGATGCGAACGTACCGACAAGCATCTTCGACCTTGAGGACGTTTCTGGCTCACCTGATATTGGCGATCTTCTTATCTGGGATGGCAATGATTTTGTGCCGGGAACATCTGGTGTATCTCTTTCGCTCGGTGAGCTGACTGATGTCACCATACCCGCACCAGAAGACGGTCAGATAATTGCCTACAACGATGGTACATCCGTATGGGAAGCAGTGGATGCACCAGCTGGCGCTGACATTGATACTTTTTTCGAGCTGAATGATACCGACCTCAGCAGTCAGACTGTGTACGACATGCTGTACAACGCTGACGGCACTGAGTGGAAGAACACCGCTGGCGATCTTAGGTGGAACCCATTCTTTGGAATGCAGTTCACTCACGAGATGGGTGTCTTCTGGGAGACCACGGACTTCACTAACACCGAGATGCTGTCCTTTGAGTCTGTCGAGATTGAGGGCAGTCAAATCGCACAAGGACTGCCTGATCTCGACACCCTTTCCTATGACAGCGTTAGCTCAACAGCAGACCTTAATGATGAGCCGTTTCCTCTATGGTTCGCGTCTGATGGCCTGACCTTTTATGTCGGCAGCTTAATCCCTGCCAACAACATCCAAAAGTATCCGCTTGGTACGGCATGGGACATCACAACAATAGGGGCGCGTTTGCAAACATCAGCAGACCTCCCCACTGGTTCCAATTATTATCCGGCTGGGTTGGCTCTGAATGATGACGGCACCAAGGTGTTCATTGGCCTGTATGGAAATAAAACCGTGCAGACCCACACACTGTCAGTCGCATACGATTTGTCCACCATGAGCGGGACCGGCGACTCTGGTGAAACCCTGACCGTGTGGTCAGGGACATACAACGTAACTGGTCTCACTTTCAATAAGGCTGGCACCCGTCTCGCAGTATGTTCTGACCAAGAGCAAATAAAAACATATTCACTATCTACACCATGGCTGCTTAGCTCAGCTACTCTTATCGGTGAGTTTACGACAGGCAATACCACTCCCGGTCATGCAAACGGCATAGTCCTGTCTGATGACGGCACCGTGATGTGGCTGCTGATGAGGTCCGGTGGTGGTGGTGTAGCTAGGACGCTTTACCAGTGGTCGCTTGGTACGGCATGGGACGCAAGTACCGCAACGTACGACAGCCTCACGTTTCAACTGACATACAACGTCAGCTCACCGGGCATCACTGGTGGCTGGCTAGAGCCAACACGTGGTGAGCTTTACTGTGTATCTAACCCCGGCTCTCTTAACACCGCTGTTATTGAAAAATCGACCTTTGCGCCAACAGATATAACGACAGAAATTGAGGACATCTTCACTGTTGGTGATCCGGCTCACCCTACCAAGATTGACGGCACTCTTGTAGGGCTGCGCTATGAGATTGGCATCGACTGGGAGAATGCTTCTGGTGATGATGTTGAGCTTGCAATCCTCTCACCCGTTCCAAGCGGAACGGACTCAAACGATTGGGGTAATGATCCATCGGCTGACTGGACTTATTTTGGTGTGATTGGCACCGAAGCGAACATGGCTGCAACTGGCATCTTTCAGCACGGCACCTTCGATAAGTTGTCTGCCTTCTCTTTCACTGATGACGGCATGATTTGTGTTCACTGTGATACATCGAACGATAAAATATGGTCGTACGATCTTGACGCTCCGTATGACGTTGAGAACGCAACCGTGCATGATGCTACCGGGCTTTCAAATACGAACAGAGACAACGCCCTACAATTCATGGATAGTGGCAACTCGCTCCTGACATACAGTATTACGACAAGAGATTATTACAAGGTCAACCTTCTAACTCCGTATCAGGTTACGTCAGGGTTGACACAAAGCGATACGATCACCGACACAGCGCTTGGACTGAGTTCATCCACAACGTCAGCCGGTTACATGTCGGAAGACGGTAATAACTTTGTTCTGGTTGGTGAGAAGGACGGTACATCAACCGTATTCATACGCATGTACACAACAGCCAGCCCGTATGCACTGGCTGGCATGACGTTCCAGAACGAACTGGATATTGAGTCAATTATTTCAAACAGCTCAGGTGTGGAGTTTGTGAGGATGGCTGATGACGGTCTTAGCGTTCTGGTTATGGCTACTACATCAGATGACCAATTCCACCTATTTCAGATGTCAACGCCGTTTGATATTTCAACAGGATCACATTCTGGTTCTCCGCTTAGCATAGATAATGACGCTTATGGAGCAATATGGGATGCCGGTGCTATGTCGGCTGATGCTCTGCACCTGTTTGCTTATGAAAACTCCGGTGATGGAGCGGTTGTTAGGTTTGATCGCATTGACCCATCACCTTCTTTTGAAGAGTCGTTCATTCTCGGTGACCCATCCTACAAGACTCACATCGACGGCACATTGGTTGAGCTTGAGAATGGCATTGGTATCGACTGGAAGAACAGTGTTGATAGTGATGTCGAGATGCTTGTTTTTGATGCGATTCAATCAGTGCCAACAGCCGATGTTATGGTCCAGCTGGACTTCGAGGATGGTACTGAGGGTGGCACCACAACCGTCAACCAAGGAGCGACTGGTGACCCAGTATTTACTGCCAATGGCAGCACAACAGCGGCATCAGCTTATTCGGGTTCGTTCGGTGCAAATATAGTTGGTGGTGGCACATCTGACCCACCGATGGAGATCACTGACACTGGTGGGGTGACTGGTCCATACGACTTGTCAGGTGGCGACTACACCATTTCGTTTAGATACTCGTCATTGGAGAACTCCGGTGATGCGTACCCTATGGAGTGCTATTCATCTACGAGTTTCGTGCGTCAGTGGGCGTTCCAGTGGATAGGCTTTACCATCCGTTTTGAGAACAACGCTGGCACCGACTTGATGACGAGTGGCACTCTTGCCAACTCCACGTTCTACCACGTTGCCGTCACCAAGTCGGGCGACACTATGCGCTTGTTCATAGATGGGATTGTTGTTGATACGTTTGACGCAAGCTCAGAATCATGGGCTGCGGCTCCAGATGAACTGCACTTTGGTCGGTTCCATACCGAGTACATTGATAACGTATTTTTGGTGAAAGGCCATGCGCTCTGGACGGAAAACTTCACGCCGCCAGAAGTAGCTGAACCATCCATAACCGAAACCTTCACCGTTGGTGACCCTGCTTACGCCACACAGATTGATGGGCTGACAACCAATATCACGTCAGCAGCTACTGACATCGACGGCACGCTAAACACGGTCGGTGCTGTTGACTTCAATAGCACGCTGAGTGTTGGTGGTTTTGCTACCTTCCTTGATAATCTTACCGTTACCAACACAGCGCCAAAAATGTTCTTGCGGGATACCGATGCCACCGCTGATGAAGGTAACTGGATTTTTGCTAATACAGACGATCAGCTACGTCTCGAAACAGCAACCGATGCGGCACCTGATACACCTGTGGAACAGGCGCTGATAGTTGAACGCACTGGCACTGTAATAGATAGGATCGAGTTTCCACAGACGGTTAGAATTTCTGATAGTGGCCTGACTGATTGGGTTGATTTTAGCCATGACGCTACAGACTTTCTTTCTGCGTTCACCAACACAGGTGACTGGTTGGTAACCGGTCTTGTTGGTGGGGAGATGAACCTCGATGGGTCGCTAACGGTACAGGAAAACCTAACCGTCAGTGACACCCTGTTGCTAACTACGAGCGTTGGCCTTACCGCTGATGTCGGGTCAAGTCAGGGCGATGGCGTTATTGTTTCAACTTACAACGTCTACTCGACGGTTGCCAATGCTGGTGATGCGGCAACACTACCGGCGACGTTCGCAGTAGGCACTACGATCTATGTGAAGAATGACGGCGCAAACCCCATGGATGTGTTTCCTGCTGCTGGTGATGATGCTGGTGCAGGTGTGGATGTTGCGATTTCTGTGGCTGTGGGTGAGAGCTACACATTTATTGCAACTACGGCTGACAGTGTGTGGACCGAGCTGGTAGCCAGTGGCGGTATAACCGCTGGTTCAACTGATGGGCAGATGCTCGTCTGGGACCAGACCACAAGCCAAGCATGGGAGGTCGCAACAAACCTGTCATGGAGCGAGTCTGCTGAACAGATGACCATTGGTAGTTCTGGCTTTTACATGGGTCAAGATGGTACCGCATTCACTTTCTTTGCGCCTAGCGACAACCCGCTTCTGTCTTTCGCGGCAACTGAGGAAATCGTTGTCGAAGCATTGGTAACATGGTTCCAAGATAGCCATAAGATCACCTTTGTAGGCGAGACTATCGGTACCCGTGCGGAGCAGTATGTGGATTCGAGTGGGTATCTTCAATTCCACTATGACTCAAGTTCACCGTATGGTGCTAACTTCGCTTACCCGGTTGCGGTGAAGGCTGTTTCGGCACAGAACCCACCGTCACGTGTTGGCGCACATAGTGTTTATTGGGGGGTTTATAGAGCTAACACAATCAGTTGGGATGTGCCAGCAATGGTACAGACAGGGACGGATAAGAATTACCCAGTTGCAAATCTTCGCGAGAAGCTATGGGTGTTCACAACCGCTACTGGTGCGGCTGATCCGGGTTCAACGCTGTTCCGGCTTGATACAGCAAATCTGTCTACAGTCACCGAAATCTATATGGATGACGAGGATGTCACAGGTATTTCAGCCCCCGCTCACCAATGGCTAACTGATCTGAATGCAGGTGACATCCTAACGCTAAAGGAAAGTTACGACGAAGCCCATTGGGTTTCATTTGAAGTTACTTCAATTGTCGATAACACAGGTTGGTGGACGCTTGGTGTCACGCCCAGACAATGGGGTGGTACTGCTGTATTTACCAATGGATTCCATATTAACTTCTCCGTCTTCAAGGGTTCGTTTCTTGGTGATTCGGTTGGTGGGCAAGTTATTACATGGGGACCAAGCGGTGGGTCTACTTATTCGAGTGGCTCGTCTGCTGGATTCAGTAGCGGTTCAACCCAGACCTTCTCCGCAGGCTCTATCTTTGAGATCGAAGAAACAGCAACAATGGCTGATCCCGCTGCTGGCTTCGGTAGGCTCTGGGTTCGCGATGACGCACCCAATATCCCGATGTTTACCGACGACGCTGGCGACGATCACGTTGTTCAGCTTGGTATAAGGGAGAGTGAGTCGGTCACAGCTACCAACGTGATCACGGCAGCTGAGTCCGGCAAGACGTTTTATCTAAACGCAGTGGGTGGCTTTACATCCACGCTGCCAGTGCCAGCCCTTGGCCTGCACTACAAGTTCATTGTGGCGACCGCACCAACAACGGCGTACATCATCACCACCGATTCAGGAGATAATGTCCTTGAAGGTACGTTCCTCGACATTGTTGGAGAGTTGCAGGCAATATCAGCACAGGACACCTTGAATTTTGTCGCCAGCACATCTCTGGTTGGAGACAGTCTTACCGTTGAATCAGACGGCACAAACTGGTACTGCACAGCCTTCAGTAAGGCAGATGGCGGCATCACAGTGTCAGTCACATAGGAGAGACAAGATGATGAACCTTATTATTGGAATGGTGGCTGGAGGGGTGATCGTCGCCCTGATCCCGCCGAAGTACGAGGACTGGCTTCGCCAGTTCATTATCACACAGTGGCAAAATCTTACCAAAAGGGGGTAGAATGACCACGATTAAGATCAGACCGGCTAAGCCCTTAGACACTTCAAATATCGCTCGACTTCTGATCGAGTGTCACGACGAAGGAAGCGCTTACCCACCAGTCGATCACACCATCGGCATTCGATGGATAACACGGACCCTAGAAGACGGCTACGTTCTAGTAGCTGACGTGTCCGGCAGACTGGTGGGGACACTGGCTCTCACCAACTATCAATTTCCGTGGTCACCTAAGTGGTACATGTATTTGGAGTGGCTCTATGTGCAGAAGAAGTTTCGGAAAGGTGGGGCATTTGAGGCGCTGTTGACAGCCACCCATGCTTACGCTGACGAGCACGATGCACCAATAGTTGCCGGGGTGTCGGCTGCTGATGCGAAGGTCTTGTTGAAGGACAAGCTATTCCAGCATCACGGTTATCAGTATCTCGGTGGTGACTTCATCAGGAGTGAAGCCAGTGGGAAGCAAGAAAACCAAATCGAAACAAACCTACACGCCGCCAAGCTGGGTTGAGGGCGCATCTCAGCAAGCTATAGGCATAGGTCAGAGGATAGGTAGGAAGCAATACGAAGCCTATACCGGCGATCGTGTTGCTGGTTTGTCTGAGAATGAGCGGATGGGCGTTGAGATGGCCCGTGAGAATGTTGGCATTGCTCAGCCTTATTACGACAAGGCCGAGACGTATGCTGATCGAGGCGCTACATCATGGGCTGATGCTGACCAGTCTCGGTTCATAAACCCGTATATCAAGGGCGCATTGGACCCAGCAGCTCGTGAGATACGCGAGGAAGGCGCGAGAGGCGCGAACGCACTCGACTCCAGAGCTGCATCCATGGATGCCTTCGGTGGCAGCAGAGCGGCTCTCTTGCGCTCTGAGAACCGTGAGAAGACTCTGCAAGGAATCGAAGACCTGTACGGTAAGGGCTATGCTGACGCATACAACTTCGGTGCTCAGATATTCGGTGATGAGCGAGCACGCGACTTACAAGCGGCAGGACGGTTCCAGCAGCTTGGCGGGCAGGTGCAAGACTCATCTCGGATGGACATCTCCACACTCATGACTACTGGCGCTACTGACCGTAACGTGCAGCAGGCAATGCTGGACTTCGATTGGCAGCAGTTCGTTGAAGAGCGTGACTGGGATTGGAAGCAGCTGATGGGCGTGGTCTCCGCACTGGAGGGCACCAAGGGGTCGTACTCAACTACCCAGACCGGCGAAAGCAAAACGAGCGGTGGTAATGCTGCCGCAGTTATTGGCGGCATCGCACAGGTGGTAGCAGCGGCATACACGGGCGGTGCATCCCTTGCTCTCACTCAAGGAGCTAAAGCAGTTGCCGACAGCGGAGGCGGCGGAGACGAAGCGCCTGACTGGTTCAGGGAAGGAAGCACCCCAAGCGACCAAAGGCTAAAAGAAAACATCATTTACCTTTTCACGCTCATGGGCCGCAGGTTTTACACGTGGACATGGAACTCGGTTGCGGTAGCTTTGGGTGAGGCTGGAAATAGCTTCGGCGTTATTGCTCAAGAGAACCCAGATATTAGTGCGATGGGTCCAGACGGATTCTTGCTCGTTGATTACGGCAAGCTCTTTGGAGACCAATCATGATTGGCAAACAGGACGAACTGATAAATGCCATGCCGACACAAACGAACGCAGCATCACCAGCTCTTACAGGTGCCCCACCATCAGTAACGGGTGGTGTTGGCACTGGCGCGATACCACCAATGCAATCAGGTGGACCAGCTTTGGCACCCGCACCACCTCCCGGTGGCAACGCACAAGTTGAGGGCGCACCCCTGTCCCAAGACGGAGCAAACGAACGGCAGGGCGGTGCGGGTGCCAATCTTGATCTAGTACAGGACCGTGGCACCCCCATGGAGTATTGGAATAGCAGCATGGAAAAACTGGGATCGAAGAAGGCCATGCAATTTATGGGTAGGGCATTGAATGCTGCCAGCGGCAAGACTGGTGAGTTTGCCAAGATGGACCCGGAAGAGGTAAGGCGTGCTGGCAACCAGCTTAATGAAGCGATGGGGATTAAAAGCAAGGCCGATCAGGATGAGTTAATAGAACAGGCCATTGTATCGCCGTTCGCCAACCTCACAAGGAAGGAAATCAATAATGGCACGATTTCCGATGAGGATGGCGCAACTCGCATGATGCAAATGATGATGAATGTGCAGGGCGTTGAGAGTGAGGCCGACATCGAGGCAATAGCCGGTAGTGTTTATGACAGGCTCTTCGGAGGAAAAAAGAAATGACCACAGGCGCACTTCAGCAGGACGACAACAACCAGACAGGCGCACTTACTGGGCCACAACAGCAAGCGGTAGAGGCGAATCCAGAGCCAGAGGTCGTTACGAAGCCAGAGCCTGTTGCGGATTCACCTGAAGACAAGAAGAACTTCATTGGCAGGATGGTCAGCAAGGGCAAAGAGTTCTGGGAGCGTGGTAAGGACGATCCTGCAACCAAGGCTCGTGAAGACAAGACAGAGCAAGTCACCAGCTTTATGGGCGGCATGACCCGGCAGGAGCTTGGCATGTTCGTGTTTCAATGGGGCGGCATGATGATGGCGAATTCCGACAAGGGGCTTGGTGCCGCCGCAGGTGAGGCTGGACTTGGTGCGTTGGCAGGGCATCAGGGCCGTCAGACGGCAGCGCAGGAGAAGGAAGAGGCCAAGGCGCAGCAGATCATCGAGAACCAGCTCGCGAAGCAGAAGGCTGATGCAGGCACGATGACGGCAGAGGCCGCGAAGCAAAGGGCCGACGCTTACGTGAAGCACGCTGCTTCTGGTGGGGGCAATCTCAAAGACGCTTTCCTTATCGACTTCTATCGCAGTCAGGGCAAGACCGACAAGTGGATCACTGAGAGAATCTCAGGGGCTAAGTCTGAGGGTCAGGTGTTCGACATAGTGTCAGAGGATGTTGGACAGATGGTAGCCAAGGCTAAGGCCGACCCACCATTCACTGATGACGAAGCGGTCATGATTGATCATGATGACAACCCGCAAACGCCTGACGTTGCGCTTCACAAGATGACTCCAAGTCAGGAGGCGGCGTATGCGAAAGTCATAACCAATGAGCGGCTAAAGGCACGTGGAAGTCTTGGCTCTGGCGCTCTGGAAAGCACCAGACCGGCAGAAGACTATCTCCCGTAATAAGTGAGGATGATCGGTGGCAGACTACACCCGTGAACAGCTGGAGCAAGCGATTGAGAGTGCGCGTGCTGACAATAACCCTACAGCTGTTCAGCAGCTTCAAGACATGCTTGCACAGCAGGGCAAGACGGCTGGCGCTCTGCCTGAAGGCTACACGCCCGGAGAAAGATCAGCTGAGATCAGTGCCGAGTCTGATCCACTTAACTGGGACTCTTCTGCGCTCACTCCACCTGCCAGTGAAGAGCAAATAAGCCAGCAGCTTGGTGTTCGTCAAGATGGTCCGGCACTGCGCAAGCCAACTCAAGAGCAGCCTTGGACTAAGGAAGAGTACGCGCAGGCTGGTGAACAGCAGCAGAAGCGTGAGCGCGAGCTGGCGCAGTCCCAGTACGATGCTGACATGGAGCTGACGCGAGACCCGGCCAACCGACCGAACCGTCAGCAGCAGAATGAGTTCATCAGCAGCAACACCAATACCCGGTATGGCGCAAGCATGGTGAACTCAATGGGTCAGCAGATGATCGTTGACCCTGAGACCGGAAAGGTTCGCTGGACGGCCATGTCGCCTGAGACCATGGATCGAATTGACAAACAGGGCAGCACCACTGGTGGTGTGCTCGGTGTTCTTGCTGGTGGCTCGACCAGAGGCACTGCGGCTTCTTTGCAGAACAAAGAAGCCGAGATAATGAAGCGGAACAATTTCCAGCAGTTCCTGCTGACATCTGACAATGGTCTGCCAGAGCAAGAGCAGAAGCGCATCACCGATTCGCTTACTGAGCGGTACGGCAAAGACCACAGGTTCGTGAAGAACCCCGGACTTGCGCCAGCAAACGAAGTCATGGCCCTCATCAAACAGAACCCTGATTACGAGCAAGAGTTCGATCGTATCAAGGGTGATGAGTGGTGGGAGGAACGCAAGGAGTTTGGCTCTCGGTTGCTGGCAAGGGCTGGCAGCGCATGGACTCATGGCGCTCCGCTCGTTGGCTTCGGCGCTGACGATCCGCGTGGTGCGCTTGGTGGGCGTGAGGCATTCCAGCCAGAGGTTCGTAATCCAGAAACTGGTGAGGTCGTGGTTCCGGGCATCCAGTATGACGAGGGTGAGGTTGCACCTGCCTACCCCGGCGCATCAATGGACCTTCGCAACTGGAAGTCGGATGCTGAAAAATCGCCAAGTCTGTACGAGCATTTCATTTTGCCAATGGTTGGCAAGAAGACAGGCAAGACCCCTGCGCAGATTGCGTCAGAGTTTACTGAGAATGTTCGCAAGAAGTTCAGCGACGAAGAGCAGGAAGCGGAGCGCGAGTACTCGCTGTTCAAGCCGGGTGAAGAGATAACGCTTCGTAAGCTGCTCACAGAAAAAGAGATGTGGACGCACCCTGAGTCAAAGGTTGCCAATCCAGAGTCTCTGATCTTGCAAGGCATCGAGCAGTTGCCAGAAATGGGGGCGACGATAGGGCTTACCCGTAATGTTGGTCGATACTTCTCGCGTAAAGCTGCGCAGGGGTCGTATGGACTGACAGCATCAGCAATGAACACGGCTCGCGAGAAGGCGGCATCCAGAGCGGGTATGTTGTTTGGTGGTGGTTCTGAAGGCTTGCTGGTAGCGACTCATCTTGAGAATGAGACCCGCGAGATCATGAACCAAATACCGCAGGAGGCATGGGACAAGCACGCCATGTATCAGGCGCTGCGCGAGGGTGGGCTTACCCCTGAAGCGTCCAAGCAGATCATCATTCAGGATGCCTCCACCAAGGCAGCGACCTCTGCTGCTGTAGTTACCATGATTACTGGTGCGCCCATGAGCAGCAGGTTCGCGAAGAGCGCTGCTGGCAGGCTGATAGACAAGAGCGCTGCAACACGACTGTCCGTTGGTGCTGGCGGCGAGATGGTTCAGGAGTCTGGTCAGGAAATCATGGAGTTGATGTACACAGAGGCAGCGGTTCGTCCTATCGATCCTGACAACCCAATCTATGATGATCCGAACAGGTACTGGGAAACCGGCCTGACTGCGGCTATCACAATGGGGCCTATTGGCATGTATGGGTCCATGTCTCCAAGCACGCCGGTTGGCGTTGACAAGGAACATGTCGATGCCGCTCGCGCAGCAGTGAAGTTCAAGAAGGCGACGAACGAGCGTTTCAGGTTCGAGGCGCACATCACTGATCCTGAGTATGTTGCCAACTCGACACCGAAGGATAGGCTGCATGACCTGCGACAACTGGAGACGCTACAGCGCAAAGAGTCTCAGGCAATCCTTGATGCCGAGGCTCCTATGCGAGCCTTTCTCCTGAAGCAGGGACCAACGAAGACGGCAGAGACTGAGATAAAAATGCTCAACCGTCTGGTCATGCGTGCCAACGCAATGAAGTCTGATATAGCGGTTGCCGAGTCAAAGAGAACAACGGCAGCTGAACTTCAGGAAGAAGAGCGTCGTGTCCTATCTGATCGCGCCGACCTTCAGCGCAGGGTCAACGAAAGCGTCATCAAGCTCGAAGACATCGAGCGCCTGAGTTCGTCTATCGAGTCAGTCCAGAACATGGAGGCTATAGGTGCCGAGCAGGAAGCAGAGCTGATCAAGGAGGGCTACGCGAAGCTCAAGAAAGATGGCTCCATCATTATCCTGCCAAAGGGTAAGCGTGCCACCAAGGAGCTGAACCGTCAGGCTCGTGGCCTGCGTAGCCGCATCGAGGGTGGCTACACCGGACCAGAACGACGTGGTAGGGAAGGCGCTGTTGTACGAGAGGCCGTGGATGCTGGTGGTCCTCAGCAGCGTGAACAGCTGCTGTACACTGATCCGCTTACCGAGGTGCAGAACCGTCGTGCGTTCAATGAGCGACAAGAACATATTGACGTTAAGGAAGGCGATACCCCGAATCAGATCGACAATGCCCTGCCAGCGGTCGCTGCTGTGGACGTGGACTCCATGAAGTGGGTCAATGACAACATGACACATGCTGCTGGCGATCGTCTGCTGACGGCTGTCTCAGACGTGCTCAATGAGCAGGATGGTGTTGAGGTTTACCGCATGGGTGGCGATGAGTTTGCTGTTGCCGGTCAGAGTCAGGAGGCAGTTGAGAAGGCATTGCAAGCCGCAGCCAAGAAGCTGGCGAAAACACCAATCGCTGCTGGCAATGATGAGATCACTCCGCAGATCACGTGGGGCAAGGGCGACAACTATGAGCAGGCCGATGCTCAGGGTGTCGATATGAAGCGCGAGCGCATACAGCGCGGTGTGACGGCGAAGCGTAAGGGTGAGCCTGCCACGTACCGGGTGAAGTCACAGAAGGGGCTGTTCCAGCGGGGCGAAGTCGTTAGCCCAGATGTAGAGGCTCAGCTTGACCAGATGATTGCTGATGACGCGCTCTTTAGCGGGTCAAGGAGCGCTACTGCTGAGTTCTACGATGCGGCTGATGTTCTGAGTGAGGCGCTAGGTCGGAGGCGACCTGATGCAGTGCGTGGAACGAGCGAGGTGAAGGAGTCTGGAGAATATAGTCAGGCTGGAGACTTCCCAGCATCGACATCCCTTGCTGACCAAGTTGTTGAGCTTGCTCGTACTGAGTCAGCTCGCAAAATCGACTCCCTGAAAAAGGTAGCAGGCTCTCGCAAGGCAAGGCTCAAGAAGATTGCTAACATGCGCATTGATGGCGCGACCAATACGGAGATAGCAAATGAGCTTGATGTCTCTGTAGGCACTGTTGAGCGAGAGGTCAAAGTCGCTGGGCTTCCAAATATCAGGAAGCTAAGGGAGGCTGCATCTGTTGCTGAGTACGCGAACCTATTTAATCAGGGTAAGACTCGACAGGAAATAGCGACAGCGCTTGGCAAAACGAAAGATGCTGTGGCTAAACTTCGGAAGAAGGCGAAGAGTCGCGGTCTTTTGGATAAGAACGTCAGAACAGGCGTGAGCACTCCGTCTGAGGTTCGCCAGCAAGTGGTCTCGATGACCAATCGCGGCTTCACTCAAAGGCAAATAGCAGAGAAGCTCAACCTTGATCGTGGCAATGTTGGAAGGGTGCAGAAGGCATACAGGCTTGGCATGTTTGCGTTTGACGCTGAGCTGGACCCTGATGCGAAGCTGCCCGGATCGTGGAACCAGATTAGGAACAAAGTCAAGAAGGGCGACATCGTTGAGGTCCTAACGCCTGACGGTGCGACCTTTGGATTGGTCAGGGCTATGTCGCGGAACCGTGGTAGACCTCGCATGTACGTTTCAGTGCAGGGCAAAATCTTCAAGTTCAACCCAGACAAGAACTGGCTGATCGTTGATAAGTTCACGAAGCCTGCTGACCTCGCATGGATCACTGGTGATGCCGAATACGCACAGCCGGGTCGAGAGTCGTTCCCGCAGACTCTCTCTGATGTTGGCATTGGTCACATTGGTAATAGTGATGGCGACTGGTATGCCGATCTTGATCAAGACTATGTGGACTATTCTGCGCCACTGCCGTGGTACATGGACGAGAGCCAGATTTACAAGCAGCCTGCCAGACCGGTTGAGTTTGTTCCGAACCTTGAGCCAGCGTCAACGCAGGACTACATTCGCGCCCTCGTTGAGGCATCTCGTCTCGCTCTCCAGTTCCCGAACCATCCGAAGATCAATGTCGTTCGGGATATGCAGCAGCTCAAGGCTGAGGCCCCGCACATCATTGATCAGATCAGGGCAGAGCTTGGCGGCGGCACCATGCGCGGTGTTCGCGGTTACATGGATCATGTCAATCCTGAGAACGGCATCTATGTGTTCGTTCAGAATCTCGACAAGACCAACTTCGATCAGGAACTCACTGAAGTCATGGTCCATGAGATGGTCGGTCACTACGGTGTGCGTGGCGCGTTTGGTGATGAGCTTGCGCTGCGCGAGCACGTGTCAGAACTCGTTGATGCGTTCCCTCGCCTTGCTGACTACTACGCCAACCGTCTGACATCAGCAGCAGGTATCGGCCTCGACAAGAGCATCCCAGAGCACAAGCAGCTCATTGGTGAAGAGATGTTCGCTTACATCGCTGGCGAGCTTGAGTCCGGTCAGCTGGTGATGAACAAGAAGCAGAAGAGTGTTTGGCGGCGATTCATTGATTACATCAGAGGTCTTCTGAGGCGGCGCAACTACATTCCTATCAGTGAAGAAAAAGCTAAGTTCTGGAACGACAGTCGCGTGCAGCAAATGCTTCAAAGGTCACAAGACTTCCTCAAGAGCGAGAAGGACTTTAAGTGGCGAGCAGCCGGTGGCAGCACAGTTCATCCGTTCATGCGCAACGCCAATATCTTCACCAGCAACGTGCGTGTTGCTGTTGATAGCGGCAAGCAGAAGCTGTCCAAGGGTGAGCGTAAGCGTCGGGCCAAAGACCAGAACGTCAGCGTGGAGTCCATTCCAGAAGAGATGCCGCTGTTCCCAGAGCGTGGCACTCCGGGGCAGTGGCAGGCTGCATTCGACCGGGCAGCTAAACCTATCGCTGATGGTGGGCTGGGCCTGTCGAAACTTGAGTTGGAGCTGACAGGGCTGTCACGCACTGGTGAATGGCAGTTCCTTCGTGACGTTACTTACGGAGACCTCCAATCCCTATGGGCTGACCACATCAACAATGGCGTGATCGACACTAACTGGTATCGAGGTGTGGTGCCTGCTCCTGTCGCGCAGGAACTTGACGGCATCTACAAGGCCATGGACGACATGTACATGGCTGGTCCGTTGCCGAGATACGGAAACGAAAACGCCAGACCAGTTCGCAATAAGGTTTCGGTTGAGCTGATGCGTGCTCGCATAGCCGAGATTATGCAGCAGAAGATTAACCCGAAGAAGACGAACATCAGCAAGGACCTGATGAGGGCGCACCTTGCCTCGGATAGCTCATTCGATGTTTACGTTGAAGAGACTGGCTCCAACCAAGGCATCTCCTTGACAGAAGCTCAGGAGCGGGTGTTCGGCAAGCTGACACCTGAAGAGGTTGATGCGCTGACTGATGAGGAAATGGAGCAGATTAAGCAGGAGCAGGTTCGCACAGCGCGACTGGGCTATGACATTGGCTACGATGAGAAGCAGGATCGTTGGTTCGACTACTATAATGGCAGCAGGCAGTACTCGGAGTTCTCGCCACAGGGAAGTCGTAAGGGCGGTGATTTTCGCGTTGTCCTGATTAAGACTAAGGGCAGACAGGGTGGCATGACCGGACAGAATCAGCACTATGGTCCGAACATCATGCACATCCGCACTGGTGTCTCTGAGCTGCTGGAGGGGATCGACATATCAGGTGTCACGTTCCCGAACCCGGCAATGGCAAACAGGTTCCTGTCGCTGATCGAGCTACAGAGTGACCACTTCCAAAAGCTACGCAAGGCGTTCACCTCGCAGATTGAAAAAGATCGTGCAGAGCGGAGACAGCGTGAGCTGCAAGGGGTCATGCACTCTGTCGCAAGAAAGTTTGGAACCAAGGTTGGAGAGGACATGAGCAAGGGTATTGAAGAGCTGCTCCTGCCTATTGCTAACCTGTCCGATGGCTCTGCTGGTATGGAGCTACAAGGCTCGCTGAAAGGAAACATGCAACGACGGTCGCAAGAACAATTTCAGCGCTCATGGGATCAACTCAGTCAGGAAGAAAAGTACCAAGTTTGGGATGCAGAAAAGCGTGTGCAGCTAACTGATGTTCTGGAGCGGCTAGAGGGCTTGACTAAAAAGCTCAGGGACCATGCGGACAGGCTTGAAGAGCTGAAGGTTGTTGGCGGCACGCTGGATGCTCGCGGCTTCCAGCGGCTTGATACGTGGGCTGGGGCGAGCTTTGTGTCTGCTGCTATAAGTGACGTTCACATAGCTACCGAGTTCGTTCGTGGGCTTGTCGATGCCACCAATCAGCCGGGGATTGTTCATGCCATAAACCACAAGCCAGCGATGAGCCACATCGTTAATGAGTTCTCGCGAGACAGGATAACGCACTTCCGATTGTCGCAGGCTGGCTACATGCTCCAGAGGCCGCTGAACGACATATACGACCTTTTCACTGGTGATACTGGTGGGGTTACTGATGTACTCGGTGCCACGGAGAGCAGGGAGACTGCGACCATACGCCTGCCGAAGGCCGTCATACACAATTACCTACAGGCTCGTGCAAGCGAAGTAAACGACGAAGCTGCGGCCACGGTTGCTGAGGCGATCTTTGCTTCCACGAACCTCGTTGATGTTGGCATCGAGGGGTCCGCGATGTCGTTCAACATCAGTGTCAACGGCGAGTACATCGACATCGATATTGTTGGTGGAAAGGCAGACATCAGCAAGATGAAAGACAAGGCTCAGGACCTTGTTGGTAACTTTGTGACACGCTTCGGCCAGCGTCAGCGAGACGCGAACGTCGAGAAGATGTTGTCTCGCGCTCGTAGGGATCAGGAGGGCAACGCCACCAGCGGCTACGACTATGATTTCTTGGAAGACTATCTCAACCTTGAAGAGGCAGACGTAAGTGGCGAGGGGGACAACCTCACCAGAGACTGGGATATTCAGACTTACTACTCATTCGAGGAAGACACTCGCCCAGAAGTTGAGAGCGAGAAACTCGAAGAGGCGTTCAACAACGTCAACTGGGATGAAGAAGCTGATGGTGAGTACAGTCGAGAAGGAGAGGAATATCTCAGCCACGTTGTCATAGATGAGGACGGCGAGGCCAACACCGATGCTGCCGAACGATGGCTGCAAGAGGCTCGTAACGAATACAAATACGAAGTTCTGACCGAGCAGGTCATGGATGATGTCTACAACGAAATCAGCAGAAGGTGGGATGCTGAGGGGCCATCTGCGCTCGTCATTGGTAGCCTGCCCAGCGAGTGGGATGAAGACGGTGATGCGTCCGGTCATGTAGAAGTCAGGATCATGGCGAAGGAATCTGGCGATGCCTACGATGTCTTCATTGATGATGAAGAGGTTGACTACTTCACCGAACTGACTGACGCAAAGAACAGGCTCGATAAGCTGATCTCAGACTGGTACATCTCAAGGGGTCGTGGCGGTGACGAAACACCACCGTTTGGCCAGCCATACGGACCTGACTCTGACACCAATGACGCTGCTCAAGCTACGGTAGAAGAAGCCGCTCGCCTGAAGGACGCTGCTCCAGTGAACTGGGACATGGTGACGAACACCATCGTTGACGCAATGTCCATGATCAGTGGCAAGCCGCTCCAGACGACCGCTTTATTCAATGAGTTGGTGATCCTCCAGAAGAAGATGCAGTCTTACGAGGTTATGCCTGACCACCCACTGTCCAAGGATGAGTTGTGGCGACCCATTGCTCTCAAGTACCTGATCTCTGATGCCGTACGTCGCGGCATGGGTGGCATTGTTTGGAATCAGGGACTCGCATCAGCCTCTCGTGGAGGTATCGTCTACGAGGGTGAGGCCATTGCCGACCAGTCAGACATTACCTCGGTAGAGCGGTTCACGTGGACCAAGGAGCAAATGTCGATTCGCGGGAAGGTGCAGGAAGTCTTCGTCATTCGCAGTCCAGAGCTGAAGAGGCCAATGGTTGTTGCTCGCGACAAGATGATCCCTGTGCTCGGCATTGATGCTACGCAGCAGATCAATCTTCAGGACAAGGGCAAGATTCCAATACCGGCGCTGCCAGAACGACCAAGTGACAATGTTGATGTCGATCCTACCTCGCAGTATGTGATCAGCACAACGGAAGAGGGCACCACGCAGGCAGTGCATCGCAGGGCAGACAACCGGTGGGTTGGTTTCGCCAGATCAGATGAAGAGCTTGCATGGCTGATCAATAATGATCAGGACAGCCTCGGTACAAATCAGCAGGCCAGCACAGACCCAGTTGGAACAGGGGTTGCGCCTATTGGTGATGCCATTCTGTCACAGGGATTGGTGCGGAAGGAAGACACTGGTGGAAACCTGTTCATCATTGTTGGTCGTGGCTCCAATCGGTATTCGGATACATTCGCTGTGCCGAAGCTGGCAGGTGCAAGGCAGTCCTACGAGGAAATGCTGGTTCGCTTCTGGAACAAGGAGCTGAAGAAGTACGGCACGTATATCCAAGAGACGTACGTCAAGATCGACAACTCGCAGGAAGCCTACAGGAGAGAGGGTCAGCCAGCGCTCGTTGATGCGGATATTCGTAACACTCGGATCGAAGACCAGCATGGTGTCATCGAGGTCAAGGAACTGACTGGCGGCAATCACGGCTGGGCGATCATCAGCGAGAAGCAGGGTCCTGTCACCGATACGGTCTACGACAGCAGGAAGGAGGCCGATCAAATTCTTGCTGAGTTCCTTGAGAGAAACTACCCGCTCGACAAGAGGGGCGTAAAAACATTCTTCATTCCGATCAATGACCAGATGCGTGAAGAGTTCTCTGGTCCTGTAGCTCCGTTTGCTTATGATCCTGATCGTGACCCGGCTCTCAAGGAGTTCAGGTCAAACATTGGGCGCAGGGGCAAGAAGAGCCTGTGGCACCGCTTCAGTGAATGGCGAGTTGGCTGGAAGGACAGAGAGACGCAAGGAAACCTCGATAAGTTCTACGGGCTGAGGAAGGCGTTAATTGATGCCGAGCTTAGTGAAGACCCGTACATTGATGCTCGACTGAGCACATCCCTTGACTCGCTCATGAAGGGGGTGATCGAGTATGGATGGCCTGTCTGGAAAGAGGGCATCGTTCAGAACGAAGGCATGTCGATGAAAGAGGTCTTTGCGTCGGTCATGAACGACCCAGACGTATGGAGTGACTTCATGGTGGGCAATCGTGCCAAGCGCTTGATGCTGGAAGGCTGGGACGCGATGGTCGTCAACGCTGATGGCGACGTTGGCACTACGCACGTGGTCAGGGAGATTCGTGAGTTGCTGCCGATCTTCTCTGGGGAGACTGAGGCCGAGCAGGTGTGGGACATGCTGGTCAAGTGGGATCGTGGCGAGGTTGGGCAGACGATTGGTGCTGTACGCTATGACTCGTTTACTGAGGCCGAGCTTGATGGCTTGTCGCAGAAGGAGCGTCAATACCTGATGCACATTCTCGGCACCACGCACTGGCGCAAGAAGAAGAAAGGCGGCAAGCCTGATCTTGAGTTCGGTCACCGGTGGCGCATCTTTGACTGGCGTGTTGCAAACAGGCAGCAGTCAAAGCGAAGGAAGGAGACAGGCTATGAGGGTCAGCGGGAAGCTGGTGTTGCCTCGAAGTGGCAGTACACGATCGATGAGATGGTCGAACGCTTTGACTTCAAGAACGAAGCAGAGGCGAGAGCGTCAGCAAACAAATTGACTGAAATAGCTCTGAAGAAGCAGGAGCAACACGATAAGGCGACCAAAGTCATCATCAATAAGGGCGGCAAGGTAAACTCTATCGTTCATAAGTTCGGTCTCACGGTCAAAGAGGCCGGTCGAGAGAAGACGTTCAAGCCAGCTGGCATCGAGGCGGCTATCCGTCTTGGAGATAAGTTCCCGCACCTGAAGACGGTTGCTGAAAACTGGGCTGTCTTCAACAAGCACATGCTGGACTTCTGTGAAGAGGCCGGGACCATCAACTCCGAGACAAGGCCGCTCTGGGAGAACGCTGACTGGGTTCCATTCCTGCGCGTAGTTGATGACAGGCTTATTGGTCCGTCGAACAAAGAGGTGGGTATTGCTAACCAGCGCTCACCGATTCGCAGGCTGAGCGGCAAGGAAGGTCCTATCGGTGACGTGCTCACCAACATCTTTATGGCAACGACCAACATGATGGACTCTGCCGTGAAGAACTATGCGGCAACAAATGCCGTTGATGCACTGCTTGGCACCGGCACCATAGTCAAGGTTGGTTACGACTGGAAAGCTCACATGATTCCAGCCAGTCAGCTGAAGGCCCTGCTGGAGAAAGCTGGCATCCCTCTCAATAACATTCCTCCTGAGACGTTCGAGGGAATGCGCAAGATGTTTGCTCCGCAGGCACCGAGCGGCAAGGGCTACATGTCGATCTTGCGGAACGGTAAGCCAGAGTACTACTACACCGATAATAATCTTCTGTATCGATCAATGACGGCTATCAATATCGAGCGGCTGGATAATCTCTTCCCATGGATCGGGGTGCTTACCGGGCCGAAACGGTTGTTCACCGACTGGATCACAATTGATCCGGGCTTCGTGGCTCGTAACCTTGTTCGTGATACTGCCAACGCATTTGTCATCAGTCGCGACATGGTGGTTCCGATTGGTGGTGCGCTGAGTGGTTTTGCCGAGGCACTCGTAGAAAGCGAGACTATGCAGATTCTGACTGGGGCTGGTGCTGCTTTTGAGAACGGCTACCTGACCCAGCACGACCCAAATGCAACCAAGCGTTTGTTGCGCAGGGTGACCAAGGATCAGAACATATCGAATACCGTTCTCGATAGTCCGTTCAAACTGTATCGTGCATGGAGGCACGTCACCAGCGCCTCTGAGAATGCCAACAGAATCGCGATTTACCACGCAGCAATTCGTGCTGGTAAGTCGAAGAAGCAGGCAGTGTTCGAGGCAAAGGACTCGATGGACTTTTCCATGGGCGGCGACTACGGACACATCAGATTTATTGTGGCGACCGTGCCGTTCATGAACGCACGGATGCAGGGCCTGTACCGACTCGGTAAGGCAGCTCACGAGAACCCGAAGGCGTTTGCTATCAAGGGCGCAATACTTGGTCTTGCTGGGTGGGTCCTATACATGCAGTTCCGTGATGACGAGCGCTATAAAGATTTGGAGATGTGGGACAGGCACTCCTATCACCACTTCTGGATTGGCGAAGAGCACTACAGAATGCCGAAGGCGTTTGAGGTTGGTGCAATCTTCAACACGATCCCTGAGATGTTTACTGAGGCATACCTGAGTGATGCAAGTGATGCAGACATCGAATTGCTGAGAGGCTTTGCTCACATGATGGGGCAGACGTTCGCAATGAACATCGTGCCACACGCTGTTATGCCTATTGTTGAGATGGGGTTCAATTACGACACGTTCAGGCAGCGCCCAATCACCAGCTTCTATCAAGAGCAGAGGATGCCGCCAGAGCAGTACAGCTATACGACTAGCCCTTCGATGATCGAGCTTGCTCGCGCATTGCCGCAGGGCATGGATGCCTTTGGTCTGGGCAAGCTGCGATCGCCCAAGCATCTTGAGCACCTGTACCTCGGATACACTGGCACGTTCGGCAAGTACATGCTGATGGCTGCGGACGCAGTGACCCGCTCCATGATGGACTACCCGCTGCCACCGAAGTGGGAGGCTCAGGACTGGCCTGTTCGTGGCAGCTTTGATCGTGGCGACAACCCACCTCGCCGCACCAAGTACGAGCGCGAGGTGTACAGGCTGCTGGATAAGGTGACTGCGGTTCAGGGTTCGCTGAGGTTTTTGGAAACGACGAAGCAGCGTGAACGCTATGTGGAGACAAAGGCCGAAGAGCTGCCGTACATCAAGATAGGTAAGCCGCTGGAGAAGGCACGAGAGGCGATTCAAGACCTGAATAAAGCGATCATGCAGATCAGCATCTATCAGCCGACACCCGACGAAGATGCGAGGGGTGAAGTGCGATACACGCCAGAGCAAAAGCAACAAAGAATCGATGAGCTGGAAAAGCGCCGCAACACGATCTTCAGGAAAGCCTACGAGCTGCGCCCCGGTGGAAAGCTGAACCCAGATGGTGAAGCTGATGTGACTATGGAAGATGTCATTGACCTGATCGACAACTTTGGCGTTGATGACTCGGTGGCATACCAGATGCGCCTGAAGGAAGAGTCACCAGTAACAGCAGAGCTTCTGAGGATGATTGACGAAGACCTGAGTGGCACTGCGTTGCAGACGCTCGCAAAAACTGGAGGCACCTAATGCCATCATTCGGAGACGCTTCACGTGCCCAGCTCGATACAGTCTG